TCTCAGGCGCTACGTTGGGGAGATAGCAGAGCTGCCCCGGTCCCAGTAGCGCCTTATCCAGCTCCACACCTCTGGACTCCAAGCCAGCATAAAGCCCGTGCGTCATGGCTTCCCAGATTCTGTAGGGCTGTGGCTCCACAAGTGGGATAATGAAACGCCATTTCCGGTTCACTGCGGTGGCGCTGCTGGTCGAATAGATGAAGGCGGCTACATCATCCCCGAGCGCCTCAGCCAGGAGCCCATCGATATGCTCAAGACTATGATTGCCTCTGTCTACATCGCCAACCAGCGCCACGAATGACCCATACTGTCGCTGCTTGGCGTGAACCCGTGCGTTGGCCTCACAGTAGCAGGAGGGGATGATTGCCATCGCTTTGGGCTTTTCCAGTGCTGTGGGCTTGAGCTGAGTGATCTCACCCAGCGTGATGGTCCCATAGCCAGAAGCCTTGCCCTTGCGACTGTCGTAAGAGCCGAGCATCAGGCACGCTTGATGATCTTGCCAGCTCATTTTGAGACCTCCGCAATAATACGCGTGAAGGTCGCGGCCAGAAGCTCGTCTTCTGGAACACGAACTGTCTGGCCCATCTGAGCAAGATACCAGAACTCGTTGCGATTGATGTTCGGACCAAAGATAATCTTTATCTTCTTGCCGAGCGTCCACCCGTAGCTCACCTCACAGCATGTGCCGATGCAGTCGTAGGCATCGATGTAAGCGACGAGAAGATCAGCAGCCCTGATAGCCGCGTTGTTGCGATGGAACAGGCGCTCACGACTGATCGGGGGCTCGCCGAGCAGGCCCTCACAGTTACCGTGACAAGTTGGACCGTGTGTGCCGCTGTGATCGTCACTGGCGAAGAAAGGGCCTGTGTAGACGTAAGAGCCACAGTCGAGCGGTGGCGGGAAATGTCCACCTAGAGCCCCCGCCCCGCGCAGGTTTGGAACGATCGAATGACGCCAATCGTAAGGACCAATCTTGCCCGGCAGATAGACTTGGGGTTTCGGATTTGGTACAAATTTCATCTGTAACAGCCTTGGGTAAGGCCGCGCGTCAGCGCCCATCATCAAAGCCGTAGCCAGCGTAGGGCGCTGGCTGCGGCTTATTTCTTTTCGATTAGGGCGTAGATTTCGTCAGCGCGCCAAGCGGTCACGCGTTCAGAAAGCTTGATCGGCTTCGGGAAGCGTCCGGCCTTCACACCGTCGAACCATGTCGAGCGGCTGACGGGGATAATTGGCGGGATGCCGCGCTTCTTGCTGCCAATGATCTGGGGGAGACGTAGAAGCTGTTGCATAGCGAGAGGTTCCAGCAGGAGTTGCGCTAGAGCCTTCTCTCGCTCGACCCGGATTCACCCCTGCGTGCGCTTGCAGAGTCATGTCCCGATATCGTCTACCGAAGTAGCCTGACAGATTTTGATCTGACAGAGTCGAGCTGAATTAAACGGTTTTGATTTTCGCTGTCAAATGGTTTCCCTGCCGATGAAGTCCGCCCAATCACGCATTAGTGCGGTGCGTTTGTCGAACAGATCGCTGCGCTGGTAGGCTGCTTCGATTTTATCCGGCAGGCTGTGGGCTAGCGCGTGTTCACATACCTCACGGGGGTAACTTGTCCCCTCGGCTGTCCACATGCGGAACGTCGAGCGAAAGCCGTGGACGGTGATGTCGTCGCGCTCCATCCGGCGCAGGACTGCGGTCAGGCTCATGTCTGACAGCGGGCTTTCATAACGCGCGCCGGGGAATATGTAGTCGTCCATCCGCGGCAGTTCTTTCAGCAGCGCCAGCACGGGCTCTGACAGCGGGACACGATGCTCACGACCAGCCTTCATGCGGTCAGCGGGGATGGTCCAGAGGCCGTCACTGATCTCATCCCAACGCGCGAGCCTCACCTCACCGCTGCGCGAGGCTGTCAGGATCAGGAACTCAAGAGCACGCGCTGCTATGCCGTCGCGATCTCTCAGCTCGCTCATCAGTGCAGGCAGTTCCTGCCAAGGCAGCGCGGCGTGATGCTTGACCTTCGCGATCTTCGTGGGGGCGGCCAGCAGGTTCTCTAGATGGCCTCGCCAGCGCGCGGGATTATCCCCCGCCCGATAGCCGCTGGTCGTCGCCCAGCCCAATACGCTCTCTATACGCCCGCGCAGGCGCGAGGCGGTCTCGGTCTTCGTTCCCCAGATCGGCCGCAGGACGCGCACAACCTGCGCCGTGTCCACTGCTGCGACGGGCAGGGAGCCGATCAGAGGCGAGGCGTAGGTTTTCAGTGTGGCCTCCCACTGGGCAGCGTGCTTGGCATTCCGCCAGCTGGACCTGTGCGCTTCGATGTAAGCCGTAGCGCACTGGTCGAAGGTCACGCCGTTCCGAGCCTGTGCAAGCTTGCGATGTTCGATGGGGTCCTTCCGATCAAGGACCAGCTTTCTGCACTCCAGCGCCCGCGTCCGAGCTTCCGCTAGGCCGATTGTGTGGAGAGGCCCCAGCCCCATCTCGCGGCGTTTGCCGTTCAATGTGAACCGGAACACCCAGCTCTTCGACCCGCCTTTGGCAATTTGAAGCCAGAGCCCGCCACCGTCCCCGTAGTAACCCGGCGAGCTGGTCTTCGTGACCGCCATCGAATTCAGCTTACCCATCTGCCTACCCACCCCATAAGGTCGGACAGTAGCAGACGTTGTCGGACGGAAAAAGACTAATTCACCAATGAATCATTGATATTCTACGCGCCTGGACACCAAAACGGATTTCCTTAAAGCGGACGCCTCCTCCGCCACTATTTTGATATAAGTATCTGTTTTATTGAACTTAAAGGTCTGAGATCAGGATATTTACCCACCTCTCCACCCATCTCTCTCATGCAATCATCGCTCATTTGACCTATCAGCACTCGCTGCTCGGCTTCAGCCAGCGCGGCCGTAATGCTGATGCGCGTCTCGGTCATGCTCACGTCGAGACGCTCGCCATAGATTCGGGGATAGAGCTTTGCAGCCGTCCACTTTCTTGCCTCGATTTGGACGCGAAGGTGTTGGACCCACGCTGAACGCTCCTTGCCTTCAAGGTCCTCCGGCATGGGCGTGTCCGCGAGCTCGATTATCTGCTCCGCAAGACGGTCGGCGCGGTCCTGCTGAGCCTCTCGATACTGGGCGTGCAGATCCGGATCGTTCCGCAGGGTCTTCTTCGCCCAAGCGTAGGACGGGGACGGAGTGACCTGCCGCAGGGCTGACTTCAGAGATGCGCCGTCCGCGATGGCATCGAAAACTGTAGGCCAGATACCTTCATACATTTGATACCCCGGGGGTCATGGGCCTGAGGAATTGGATATTTATACAGGATCAGGAAGGCCGAATTTTTCTAATTTTTAGAAATGAATCCATGATTATAAGGATTTAACCTAACAAAAACGCCAACAAATTGATCAACGGTAACAACGACAAAAATTCGATCTCAGACTGTGGATAACCTCAAGTTTGAAATCAGGTGTTGCACAGACGCGATATTTGTAACTGCAGATAGCTTTTAGAATTCATTTGAGAATGCTGTTTGTCCGCCTGCTATTTTACCGGAGGTATTTCATGAGCCCCTTTTATTTTTCTCTCATCCCAACAAATATCAAGAAGCTTATTATCGCTTCGATAATATTTATGCCAATGATCTTGGCTGCCGATCAATCTCTTGCTTTTGTATGCTCCGATAATAACGGGTCTGGATCCGGCGAATCAACGGCAACGGGAAACGCTGCTGTTGCCTGTGGTGCGAACAATCTTTCGACAGGGATTGGAGCGACTTCTGTAGGAAATAATAATAACGCCACAACCAACCAAGCCGTGGCGGTAGGAGCATCCAATACCTCTTCTGGTGAGCAAGCTGTTTCCTTCGGCTATAGCAATAGCGCGACTGGTGGTGCTTCGGTAGCAATAGGCTACTCAAACCGCGCAAATCAAAATTCCTCGTCCGCTGTTGGTATGGGGAACATCGCCAGCGGTGTGGGTTCTTCGGCGATAGGTTATTCTAATATCGCTAGTGGACCTCTTTCCTCTGCTGTCGGCCATTACAATCAAGCCACAGCTGAAGCAGCTTCAGCCGTAGGGAAGTATAATAATGCAAATGGACGGGCATCTTCTGCGATCGGCATCTTTAACACGACTGGTAGTGAAAACGCATTAGCTCTCGGTGGTTACAATCA